ATTTTTGACCAGAATAGCCATCCCACCATTTTAATGTATTCATAGTTATATAATAATCATCATTTGATTCTTCAATAGCAGTTCTAGTCTTCCCAGAACCTGACTCACCATAAAACCATTTTATGGTCCTTTTGACACACGGTGGTTGTTTCTGATACTTATATAAAAGTTCAGCATGACGCGCTGCCTGATATGATGTAGCATTAGTAACTATATCAGTGATTGAAACACCTTGTTGAATTTGCTTTTTAACAGCAGTAATATCGGAACGAGAACCTTGTTTAGGTTCTTCGCCAAATGAAAAAAAATCACCATCTTTACTGCAATATGCTATATTTTGACTTGCAGTACCTTTACATTTCCTTAAACTAACACGTTGATTATTAAAAAATTTAACAACTTGATCAAAAGTTTTCTGATTATGAAATGAAATAAAACCCTGTAAATGAGGTGTATGCTCTTTCTCGCCTATTTCTTTGCCGACAATGAAATATCTTATCTGTTTATGACCATCCCAGTCTACAAAAGATTGCTCTTCTTCCTCTGTGTAATTATTAAGTGTAAAACACCAATTGCGAGAACGTTCCATTATATATTATAATGAGAGATTTTTTTTTCTAAATAGTTTTTTAAATTAATTAATTTTTAAAATTAATCTCAAATCTCAGAAGTCGGAGGTAATACTAAACTCCGACTTTCTGAAAATATTTGGGCCAAGTGTGTCAAAAATTATTAAAGTTTAGGGGCTCTTAACTAAGGCGCGGCTAAAGCCGCGCTTAGTTACATTCCCTAAATTTAACAATTTAGGGCGACGAGGAATTTCCTACGGAAATTCCCTTATAAGAGGGTGGAAACAATTTTGATCTGTACAAAGTATTAAAAAATTTGACCATAGTTTACTTATCTATGACTGTGACAAAAAGATTGGTTCATCACATAAAACTATATATTCTATCTGGGCTAAAAACAACATTGTTCCAGGATTAGAAGTACCATCACCAACAGCCCAAACCTCAAAATAGGCTTGAATTGTAGGATCGGCAGCATTTGTGCATGAATATTCAATATCGTGAACGGCAGACTTGCCAAAAAATTTCTTTGCTGAAAATTTAACTGTTGCAACAGTTCGCTTAACAGGTCCAATCAATGAATTGGTATTAACATTCCCTGCTAAACGTATTAATTGTGTGCTCTTTTCACCTTCAAGTATATCATCTAGAGCCCTAGCCGAAAAACTTGTACCAGTGTTACTAAGCCCAACACCCCATAAAGCATATGGGGAAATTGACGCATTGGTTAAATCATATTGTGAAACACGTATTCGTGACCCTAATACATGAAATCTCTTCCAGAATAATGCAATCTGATCAAAACCCTTAGGTTGATGACCACCACCAGTCATATTAGGATCAAACAATCCATTAGCCCTAAATACATGAACAGCCGATTGTGCGGCTGCTCCATCAAGTCCGAATGTTTCAACATAACGTAATTTTGTAAGATAACTATTGGGCATTACGATAGGTATCCTGCGTTTAGATGATCGGCGAACTCGCCGTCTATAACGTCGGGAGATGGACTTTCCATACTTTCGTCTGCCAGTACGTTTCTTCATTGTATCGTTGTTTTTCTATATAATATAGCGAGAAAATAATTTCTAAATAGTTTTTTTAAAAAAATAAATTCTATAATTATTTTTTAAATTCTTGAATTATGTCAATTCGACGAAGTAATTGGTTTATATCTTCACGAGTTTCGTATACATCCTTCGGATGAAAACATGATGTAATGTAAATTGTTTCAGTAGTTGGTTGCAACCACATAGATCCACCCTTAAACTGCACCCTGTATGGATAGCGGTCTAAGATACGTAGTAGTTCATGAAAAGTACAAAAATCCTTCCTAAAATCATCTATAATAATTGATTTTTGACCAGAATAGCCATCCCACCATTTTAATGTATTCATAGTTATATAATAATCATCATTTGATTCTTCAATAGCAGTTCTAGTCTTCCCAGAACCTGACTCACCATAAAACCATTT